GTCGCAGATCATCTGTTGCTATAGTGACAATTACCATCTTTAAGACTTTTGGCAATGTGATAGATGCGGCTGGTGCGACCAACTTCCCAAAAATTCCAAAAGACACATCGCTAACAGGTAAGTGCGGCGATACTTCGTTTACGTTTCTCACTGATAAAGACCTTACTGCATATGGATCATATTCGACTGGTACACTAACTAGAAAATATACTCTCGAAAATGTATCAGTATATCAGGGTCGTATGATTATCGAGACGCTAACCACGACTGACACTACTCTCTCTAACTCATGGATAGATACTACCTCGTTGACTCTTACTGTCAATGATGAAGAGTATCTCTATAAGACGGATATCTTCGGTGTTAAGAGTACCGATAAAGTATTCTATCTTCAGCCTGAAGAAGATGGTAAATATAAGTGTTCAGTTTGGTCAAGATAGATTGGTGCTAATCCACCAACAACTGCCAATATACTAGCTACGTATAGAATATGTAATGGCCCAGATGCTAACGGTGTTGTAGCATTTTCCGTTAAGTCCATAGAAAACTCCACAGCTACTGTCACATCTACTTCTAATGGCGGTGCGTATGAAGAGAGTACTGAATCTATTCGGTCCTTTGCTCCTAAGGCTGTACAGGTACAGGATCGTGCTGTTACTAAGAACGATTATGAAATACTTCTCACAACTAGATTTCCAAATATTCAAGCTATATCTGTATATGGTGGAGATGAAGTTGTACCGCCACAGTATGGAAAAGTTATCATCAGTGTTGATGTTACTGGTGGTGATGGTGCAGCAGACTTCGACATTGCATCATTCAAAGAGTATCTTAAAGATAAGACTCCTCTGACTATTGAGCCAGTCTTTGTTGATGCTAAGTTTCTCTACGTTGATGCGGTTGTTAATGTCGTGTTCGATTCTAATACTACATCTGTATCACACGCTGCTATACAGTCTAAAGTTACAGATGCAATAATAGCTTATCAGACAAAGTTTCTCAATGGCTTCAATCTGACATTGCATCAATCTCGTTTAGCAGCCGTACTCGATGCTGTTGATACTTCTATCGTATCGACTGGTATATTTACGCAGCCTATTATTGAATTTGTTCCTGTAGTAACTTATGTACAGAACCCGTCATTCTCTTTTGAAGCTGCGCTAGTGCAGCCATACGTCTTTGACGAGGCTATTGGATTTGTAGACTATAAGCCTGCTGTCAAGACTAGTGCATTTACTTTTGAAGGTGCGTTAGTGACACTACAAGATGATGGTAACGGTCGCATTATGGCTGTCACTGCAGGCAGTGGTGCTGAAAGCGTATTCAAAAGAAATATTGGTGTGCTTGATTACGATACAGGATACCTCAGATTATCTAATCTCATTGTCGATAGTTATGAAGGTGCTTCTATTAAGTTCATTGCTAACACTGTTAAGAAAGATGTCAAAGCTCCAAAGGATAGAATTATCTCTATACGTCCTCAAGACATCGTAGTTAATGTAACGTCTTTAACGGAATAAAATAATGCTGAATGTCACAAAAAATATTTCGTCTTTTATCAAGGAACAGTTTCCTGATATCTATAGATATGACCCATCGCGCAAAAAGCCAGAAAAGCCAGAAGAGGCGCAATTTCTTATAGATTTTACAAAGACGTATTATGACTTCGTTGATGCTACTATGGATAGAGATATTCCTAAACTTAGGGATATTGATACCACTCTTGCCAACTTTCTGATATTCTTTAAAAAGAAGTATCTTCTTAACTTACCGTTGACAGATGCCAATAGTGATGTAGCTGATACTCGATTTATTATCAAGCACATTCAGGATCTATATACGCGAAAGGGTTCAGAAGAATCTCTCCGCTTACTGTTTAAGTTATTCTACAATACAGAGATCGAATTGTATTATCCTTCGATTGCAATCTTTAAAGCCTCAGACTCTGTGTGGGAAGATAAAATATATCTAGAGTTTTTCACCATTAATACTATGTTAGATTATCCTGTATCAAAAGGAGATAAGCTGACTGGTTCTATCACAGGAGCCTCGGGTTATGTAGACGAGATTATTTTTATTAACTACTCGGGTACTTTAGCACCTGTTGCATATCTCTCTAACGTCTCAGGTAAGTTTTCGAACGATGATTCTATAATGGTTACTAGAACATCAAATACTGGTATCACAACTAGCACGTCAGCCGGTAAGCTGATCAGGGGATCGATAACAGCACTGTCTATACTTCCAGGTGCTAGAGATGGTCAAAAACTTGGAGAAGTACTAAAAGTTAGATCAGCAAAAGCTGGTACAGGTGGAACTGCACTTGTGCGTGAGTTAGCTGAAGGAAATACATCTACTATTGGATTCGAACTTGATGCAGGTGGATTCGGATACATTACTCCTGTTAGCGGCAACACAGTTACACTCTCTAATCAAGTTGTCATTCTCCAGCAATCATTATCACCTACCATCAAAGTTGGCGACTCATTATATTCTCATGGTTCTGTAGTATCCGCAATTAGTGCTGACGGAGCAAGTATAGGAACTCCTGCTAATATTAGCGGTGGTGGTCGTGTCATTGAATACCAACATCCACTCGTTTACATCAATACCACAGATCAGACTCAGATACAATTTCTTACCTATGTCTATGATCAGCTAGTCGCGGCTACCAGCTCAGGCGTTGATGCTGAAATGAAAGCAATATTCAATACAGAGGTTGATGGCAGAAGGCTAGGTGTACTAAGAGATTCAATCACAAACGGTGGATACGATTCTGGCACTGGTCTGTACAGTACGGCTGCTGATGCTGCTAAATTCTTACTGTATAGAGAAGATGTTGTGGCTAATACTAACACTGCTGGTGCAGCCGCAAAAGCTCTGATCGAAGATAAGTTACTTCCTGCTGTATTTGCTACAGGCATAGGATATAAGTTTCTAATTCTTCCTGACAACGGTCAAGCAAATATTAAGGTTAGCGGTGATGTGACCACTGAGATGAATATGGTGCAGATAGGAGATTTTAATGAATCAGCGTCATACGAAATAAGTTCACTCGATGATGCCAGTATTGAAGAGGTTGTCTTTATTACAGATTTGGTTGGTGATTTTATTAACACGAAATTACAAGAAACAGTCATCGCTACAGCCATGCTTCAAAACAAAACCTATATTATTGATGATCTAGGCAGCACAACTCAAGATCACTGGCACGATGCTGCTGGAACTTCGAATACTGGTCCTGATTATGTAGTAGGCGATATTTTCACTTCAACCGCTGCGGCCGAGAGTGTTGATGGAGATGGAAAAGTTGTTGATGTTGACGATACAAATTATGGTATGAGTGGCACGTCACCTTTATCCGGTAGAGAAACTTTATATACTAAGTTTAAAGATGCGTTTACGCCACTTCAAGTTACAATCGGCACCATAGATGCTATAAGGGTCACACAAGACGTTGACAGCGTTTATAAGAATGCGGTATTCTCTGAAGTGGAGTACGACCCTGTTTCCAAATTTAATAAGACCAATGCCGTTCTCACGATTGATCCTAGTCCTAATATCCAAGTTGGAGATATAGTAACTCAGATAAGAACTATTGACAACCCCAAAGCACTTAAAGATTCTGATGCTCCTGCTCTCATTACGGATTATGAAGTTAAGGGGAGATGTGTCGGCGATGAAGAAGGTACTAACAACTTCAAATTTGTACAGTTGAGTTTTTATGACTTCGTTCCAACTTCAGGTGTGGGCAATGAACTTATAATCGAAAAAAATAATAGTAAACATACAATTACTAAAGTTTCTCGTGACGCCAATTCATTGCCAATGGGTCGAAACGCTATTGTTAGCACAACGGCCAGCTTATTGAGCGATCAGATAACAAAAGTTACTCCAGTAAAGTCTGGTTTCCAATACGATAATGGAGAAGAGGTCGATCTACTAAGATCAGTGACGGCTGGTAATTTTGTAGCAGGATTGGAATATATAATTACTGGGCTAGGAGAAGATCAAGAGTCGGCGCAGGCATTTGCGAACATTGTCGATCCTGAATTGGTGACTGTTCCAGAATCTGGCATTCTACCCGTTGGTACAGTATTTACTGCCACTGGCGCTGGAACCGGCACAGGGACTGCGGATACTCTAGTTGCTAGAGCCAAATTGACTACTTTAGGACAAGGACAAAAAGGTGGCAGTTGGCAAGACGCAACATCGTTTGTCAGTAACAATACTAAGGTGTTGCATGATAATTATTATTACCAAGAGTATTCATATGACATAGCATCTATCATTAATTCTGATAAATACACCACACTAGTAGATGATATTGTAGGAGTAGCGGGTACAAAAATGTTTAGTTCTCCTCTTATAAATACATCTAACGATATACTGTCATTAAAAATGGATGCCGAGCTTAAAGTGTGGAATATCAATAGTGCAGCTTATATTACATCAACGTCGGCTGCGACTTATACGACCGATGCCACGCCGGAAATAGTTACAATCAGTAATGTAGCCCTTGCTGATCCACGCACAGTCAATATAGCGAACAATGTTGGCATAGTCGATACCGATTTCAGCGTTATTTGTGCGCCAGATCCAGATATCAAGGTTGGCGATGTAATCAGGATCAGTGGCGAACTTGGTACGGGTGATGATCAGGCTACCATCACAGGATTGCCGACTGAGGATTCCCCAGTCTTTGGCTTTTATCTATTACTTGGGCAATTTTATACTGTCTCAAGTATCGATGTGACCGCTGATTTTGGCTTAACGGCGCCGGATGTCACTGGATTCACTTTAGTTAATGCTCTTGACGGGTCTGCTGTTGTCACAACACCGGGCAAGCTAGAAGGTTTAACGTTTTCGAAAGTTGCTTTCAGTCTTACTTGTTCTGAAACGGAGATGAGAATTGGCGATAAAGTTACGATGCATAGTAGTTCAGATGATTCTACCCAAGAGTATTATGTCTCAAGTATCGATGATTATGAATTTAGACGCCAGAATCGCGGTCCGGCAGATATACCGTCCTTTTTGTCAGACGATAGAGGTCTTACGTACACAGGTGTTACCGCATTTACTTTAGTCAGAGGTGACGGTGATGGCAAAATACTACAATCGGCACCCATTTATTTTGCAATACTAAGCGCAGGTCTAACGTTTACAAGGTTCACTGAAACTGATGGTGTAAAGATTTATACGACAGACGCACCTCTTGTTAATATGGGAGATATAAGCTTCACTTTAAACATTGATGATACTGATTTCAGTGTTACTTCAAGTGTTGGAAAGAATATTGCAGTTGGCGATAGAATCCAGATCAGTGGCGATAATACAGGAACAGGCAGTATTACTGGATACACTAGCGACAAAAAATATATGGTCTCAAGTATCGATGCAGGCACAGCATCTAATGTTACTGGATTCACTTTATTCGATCCTCCTCTTATTACCTCATTCGATACTCTCGCTGGAGCAAGTAGTTGGTGGGACCCTATTGGCACTGTAGTTAAAGATGGAAAACAGTGGTTCACCAACCCTAATCCCGATCAGGGCCCAGCTGCTGGGAGCAACGGTGCAACCGGGTCAGGAGCAAGAGCGGGTGTGTTTACTGATACAGGTCTTACTGATGTGTCGGTATCATCGACTCGGCACAGCGCACCTCGTGGGCACTCTGGTCCGGTTGTTTGTATAAATCCCGATGATACTAAGTTCGGGTTGGCACTCTTCCTTGAGGATTTCTACGGCACTGGTGCGCTCTCCTATGTCCTGTGGGAACTCGGTAGACAGCCTGATGATCTCGACCCGATATTATTTGCATTTGCTCCAAACCGTGTTGAGGGTCATGACGTAGTTCTGCGTATGGACGTAGAGGGGGGCATTCTGAAGTGCTACGCAGATGATGTGCTGATTACATGGATAGGTGGGTCAACTACTTATGACATATCCGCATTGGCACCTGGTTTGCTTAATAGCACACTGCATGGTATGAGTGTTGATGTAAACGGGGATGGTCCCCAGACTGATGCAATGAAATTAGGAACAGTGCCATTCGAAAGGCAAGGTAACATACCTTGTGCGATATACCCGACCCTTATTCTACCGTATGGTGGTACTGTCGTTACAACACCGGGCACTCTAGCAGGTTTAACGTACACAAGGTTCGCTGGAACTAAAACGGACGACGAATTACATGCTACTATCATTGAATTGGAGACTGAATATAATGCACAGGCCGGGGGCGAAATAAGCTTCACTTTAAACATTGATGATAGTAATTTCAGTGTTACTTCAAGTGTTGGAACGAATATTGCAGTTGGCGATAGAATCCAGATCAGTGGCTTTAATACAGGAACAGGCAGTATTACTGGATACAACAATAATTCCGGAAAATATATGGTCTCAAGTATCGATGCAGGAACAGCACCTAATGTTACTGGATTCACTTTAGTCTCCGCAACAGCGGATGAGGGATCTGTCGTTACAACATCGGGCACTCTAGCAGGTTTAACGTACACAAGGATTAATGCCCAGCCCACTGTACCATTCTTTACTCCCTGATAGATGAATTCACCTTTAACGAGAACAAGACGATATGACTAAGATCATTACTGAAAATTTTAAAGTAGAAAACACTAACGAACTATATGGTTCTTTTATCGGGACTGACAGTCTTGTGACTTCAGGATTTGATGGCGCATTACAATCGAAAAGTAATGAGTTTAATAGTAGTGATCCTGCTCAGTTGAACTCTGCTCTTACGCTCGATGAACAGATAGCCATAAAAAAATTGCTTGATGCACAAATTAAAATTCATGGAAGCTCAGCCGAATATTATATAATGGCTTCAAGTTATAGTGTCGACCCGACTATAAATAACAGCCAGTTTGCCAAGCGCGAATTTCAAAGACGAGTTATTTTTGGAAACAAAGTTCCCGTTGACGATGTTCGATACATGTTTGATGCGCCTTTGTGGATAGCGGGCACAGTTTATGACGACTTCGATGATACGGAAGACACGTCTACAAAAAACTTATTTGTACACATTGTAGATGGCTCTCAAGTCACTCATGTTTTTAAATGTTTGGAGAATAATAATGATAGCATGTCACTACAGGCACCCAGCTTAACATTAGATGCTTCTGGGAATACTTTTATACACGTCATTTCTGGTGACGGCTATGTATGGCATTACATGTTCAGTATAACAGAAAATGAAAGGAAAGTATTTTCTACTGCGGATACCTTGCCGTTTCCAGCACCAGGCAACACAGATGTTATAGCAAGGGCTAAAGAAGACATTTCTCAAATTAAAATTATAGACACTCAGTCAAATCTATTCGCTAAATGTGTGTTTGGTCTACCAGCGGGAAGCACAACGGGAAACACTGCTAATGCATCTAATGTGACTATATTGGGTACTGGAAAAATCCAAGAACCTGTTGATGGTGGAAGTGGTAATAGGCTGATTACAGTAAAGATTAATACTCTAGATTCGGAATTTCTGGATGACGCTGAGAATAGCTATACGAATATGTATCTTTGGAGTAGTTCATCCTTAGACCCACTATACGAAGTGCTTAAATCAAACATTGTTGTAGGTGATAGGACATCTATGACGATAGAGATTGATGCAGAGTTCTTTGATATTGCAGGTAAATATTTCAAACTTGTGCCAAAGATTAAGATAAGCCAAAGCGATGGTACGCAAGCTCTTGCTTATGGCATTATAGATAGAGACGGCACACTCGTTAAGATAGGTTATAAGAACAGGGGTTCTGGTTATAAGTATGCTACAGCCACTCTAGAAATACCGAAGACTGTTGGCAATCTTTTTGACCCATCGGAATCCGGTGCTACACTAAGATGCGTAATTGCTCCCACAGGAGGACATGGATCGAATCCTATTAACGAGATGGCGATGAGTAAACTCACTGTAATAACAAACTTCTCAGGCACTAGCACGACTGTTCCAGATACTGGCACTTATACAAAGGTCGGATTACTAAAAAATCCTTCATTTCTCTCTCCATCGACTGGCGCATTGTTAGAGAATGGTGTTGAAAATCCCGCTGAGGGTTTTGATAATAGACTGAGGCTAACGATCCAAGCCAATAGTGTAGACGCAGATTATACCGATTCGCTGACAGCAGGTCAAACCATATCTCAGGAATCTTCAACAGGTGAAACGGTTACCGCAATAATTCACGAAGTAGAATACGATGCTGTTCGTGGTAAGACATACATATATCTAGTAGACTATATCGGAGCTTTCACTAGTAAATTTATTACTGGTGATGTTGGTATTGATGGAGCTGCTGGAAAGAATATAAATACAAGTGATGCAATATACGGAAACTATTCGGCTTACAGTGGAGAAGTTCTACACTTTTTAGATTTTGATCCTATCACCAGAATTTTAGACCGTAAAGAAAAAATAAAATTTACCTTCGACTTTTAAGGAAAGAGTATAAACTATGGGAATTAATACAGACTTAAACGTTGATCCGTACTACGATGATTTTTCTGAAGAGAAACAGTTTAATCGTATCTTGTTTAAACCAGCAAAGGCTGTGCAAGCTAGAGAGTTGACACAAATACAGTCCATTCTTCAGAAGCAGGTTGAACGTTTCGGCTCAAATATATACAAGGAAGGTACTATAATCAGTGGTATTAACCTCACTGATCTTCCAGCTATTAGCTATGTTAAACTTGAGGACACTGGCGACATTGACCCCACTCTATATGGAAAGACTGACGATGTTACCTATACCGTAACTGGTCGAACCACTGGTCTAGTAGCTGAGATTAAGAAAGGTGTAGGCGGTTTTAAAACGCAAGAGCCTGATCTTAAAACATTTTTTATTACTTATATTACTAATCCGGTTGAGTCGGAGTCGGAGACTTCTGTCAAAGAGTTCCAAGCAGGTGAACAATTAGACGTTACTATTAAAGAAGTTTCTGGCCCCCCGGCAGTTTTGGACTATGGCGAACCAGGCGACATTGTAGCCCAAGGCACTGTTGCAACGATTGATAATCATGTGGGCCGAGCGGCTGGCATCTCTTGTGAAGAAGGAGTTATTTACCAGAAGGGGCACTTCATCTTCGTCACTGCACAGGATGTAATAACATCGAAGTACTCGCTTACCCCTGGTTCAGTATCAGTCGGGTTTACTATTAATGAGCTGCTCATATCATCTGGAATAGATGTAACACTTCTCGATAATGCCGCGGGGTTTAACAACGAGAATGCGCCTGGCGCTGACAGACTTAAGCTAGTGCCTACTTTGATTGCTGTGCAGACTGCTGACGAACCTGAAGAATTTTTTGCACTGAAACGATATGTTGACGGTAATCCTGTTCGTATTCGCGATACGACCCAGTTCAATTCTATAGCAACAGAAATGGCTCGAAGAACATATGATGAGTCAGGAAATTATGTCACAGAGGGCTTTGGAGTATCTCTAGAACTTGCTAATATTGATGGCACCACTAAAGCATACGCTGCTATCGCTCCCGGCAAAGCATACGTATTTGGTAATGAAGTGCGAAATATTTCTAGTAGACGATTAGAAATAGTGCCTACAGAAGAGACCGAGACTAAACCCAACGAAATGACTGGCGCATCGTATGGACAATACTACAAATTTAACAACACGGTTGGCGCAGACGCCGCGATGTTTGCTACTGACGGCACAAGAAATAAAATGTATAATGCTGCCGGAGAATTGATAGGTTATTGCTCTATAGCAAATGTTACAGCTGGTGCTCCAAGGTCGACTACTGGCGGTAGAATATATGTTTATGCCATAGTGAAGGAAGCCGGGCAAGAAAATTCTGTTCCTACTAGAATTGCCAAGGGTGATAGTGCTTATGATGGTACTCGCATTAACTTGACCGGGAGCGCCGGTGCGTTGAAGGACCCTAACGTCGGCGGTAAAATATTCGATGCTGGAAAATCTAGCATGAAGAGCATTTTGGACGTAAAATACACTCGTCAGAAGGCGGTTACAACAGACGATCAAGCGATAGTCACTATCGCATCGACTGATACTGAGCAACCTATTATTACTAACGCATATGCTATAAATGGCGCCAATAAATTTCTAGATGTAACAACATCCTTATCCGGTAATGTCGCTACATTTAACATTGCTGGCACAAAAGGTGCTGGCACTGTACTTTATTATGATGCAATCATATCTGGTACAGCTCAGGATGCTCTAGTCGAAAGTGATGTTTACGTCAGGTCTGTAAAAGACAATAATGGCATAGCCTCTCTTGGTCTACCTAACTGTATTGAGATACTAGAAATTATTGATGATGGTGGTAATGGCGCAGATGTAACGTCAGATTATAGGCTTGTCAATAACCAAAAAGAAAACTTTTACGACATTTCTTATATAAAACTACTACAAGGAAGAGTGTCTGACAACGCCAATCTTAGAATTAAGGTGAAATTTTTAGATAGACCGGATGGGATTAATGGCTACTTAACTGTAGACAGCTACTCAGAGGTTGAGAAGTACTCAACGATAACTTCAATGCCTTTAATTAAAGACTTTGTGAGTAAAAGTGGCTTAAGCTATGACTTGCTAAATTGTTTTGATTTTAGACCATATGCAGTAAAACAAGTCTCCGCATCACTCTCCGCGAGTGGTTCTACCACTGTTCCCACTGGAAATGCTCTCACGTTGAATAACAGTATTCCAATTCAAAACGATACTCTAATATCATCACAACAGATATATAATATGTCCAGAATAGACACTATTTTTATTGATGATTTGGGAGAGATAGCAATAGAGAAAGGAAAGGAGTCTGAAACCCCTAGTATTAATAAAATAGAGCCAGACCAATATTCTATTAGTACCATACTTGTTCCTGGCGGTACTCTACGCATAACAGGCAGTAACAAGTTGCAGTTATCTGATGTCTCTAACAAAAACTACACGATGCGAGAGATTGGTAAATTAGAAAAACAAATTGAGAGATTGACAGAACTAGCATCTCTCACCCTGTTAGAGAGCAGTGCAAAGGATCTCCTTATTAGAGGTGTGGACGGACAGAATAGATTTAAGAATGGTATTTTGGTTGACGCATTTCGTGATATGAAAGTAGCTGCTTTGATAGATCCAGAGTTTAATGCCGCCATGGATAGAAGTAGAACAGTAGCAACTCCATCTATTATAGAGTTTCCTATAGACTTAAAAGTTGGAGGTTCTCTAGGCGTTAATGCATTCGCAGATGTTGTAACACTACAAAGTACTGAGACTGTTACAGTTATCGAGCAAAAGTACGCTACTAACTTTAGAAACTGTGTGTCGAACTTCTATTCGTATGATGGTATTGCAGTCCTTCATCCTCCGTTCGATGCTTCCTATGATGTCACGCAGAATCCGGCTATCAACATAGACATAGATAATGCTGGACCAACACTAGATTTAATAAGCACTCTCGGCGAATTTATGCCTTTAACCGTGGAAGATCCAGCAGTAATTTCCTCTTTTGGTAATAGAGGAAGTGGACGGAATCGTACTTTCAATGTCGATGTTTCTCAAACAACCAGAAGCTTGGAAACGAGTGTAAGAACTTCTACGCAGAACGTAGGTAATTTTATTACAGACTGGTCGATGAGTCCTTATATGCAATCCAGAGAAGTTAAAATTCTGGTCACAGGGCTTAGAGCAAATGTGGAACACTTTTTCTATTTTGAACAAACTCCTATTGCTGCTAATGTTTATCCAGGCACTATCGATACAAGCACTAGCGAATTTAATGTTGAAGATGTAGAAATATCTGGAGACTTGAACGCGCCAGTTCTAAGTGATGCAGACGGAACTTTAGCGGCAGTCTTTCGGATACCAGCAGCGACATTTTTTGTTGGACAAACTACTCTAGAGGTCGTTGACGTAAATAGCTATGCCAACATTGAGTCTGCTTCGACATCCTATGGTAAAGCACTGTATAGAGCGTATAGCTTTGATATGAGCAAATCCGAACTGAGCGTCACTACTCGATCAGTTGATGTTAGTGTTGGTACTTCAACTACAGTAAGATCGTTTCAAGTACCTAACCCATGTGATCCAATAGCACAAACCTTTATGGTTCGAACATCTCAAACAGCGGGTGCTTCTGTTATGTACATTGAAAGTCTTGACCTTTTCTTCAAGAAGAAAGCAGAGACTACTGGCATAACAGTTGAGATTAGAGAGGTTATTAATGGGTATCCTTCGCGTACAGTATTACCCTTTGGTAGAAAGCATCTAGCGCATTCACAGATTAATACCTCTGATAATGGGTCTGTCGTAACACAAGTCACTTTCAGAAATCCTATTAAGTTGCACACTGAAAGAGAATACTGCTTTGTCGTTTTACCAGATCA